GGGGGTCCGAGCATCCGTACATTTTTGTTGAGGAAAATGTTGGGACAGGGTGAGGCAGCCTGCCTATATATACCCGTGTCCTGTGCCCTGTGTCCTGCTATAATATTAGTTTCGCAGGACACGGTGGGGCACTTCTTCTCACGTGATTCATGCTTTTTGTCAACAGCAAATATGTGCTTCTCACTTATGCACAATGTGGAGACCTCGACGAATGGGCTGTATCAGATCATATGTCAGATCTCGGAGCTGAATGTATCGTCGCCAGGGAGGTTCATCCAACGACTGGAGGAATTCATTTACATGTGTTTGTTGATTTCGGCCGGAAATTTCGTTCTCGATCAGCAAGTGTATTCGATGTGGAAGGTCGGCACCCAAACGTTAGCCCTTCAAGAGGAACTCCGGAAAAAGGCTACGATTACGCGATCAAGGATGGAGATGTTATCGCGGGAGGTCTCGAACGTCCAAGGCCGCGCGGAGGAATGCATATCGGAGCTGATAATGTCACGAATCTCGCGCACCTCTGCGAGAACTCGACAGAATTTCTTGAACTATGCGACGAAGTGGATCGAGGTGACCTCATCAAGAATTTCAACAACAAGATCGCCTATGCCAGGTGGCGATACAAGTCTGAGCTTCCCAAGTATGATGCACCCCCAGGAACTGGAGGATTTTGCGAACTTGATTCAGGAAGAGCTGGATGGTTGGAACAGTCTGGAATACAATCTCCAGACCCATTATTAGGTGAGTCATTTGCAATGGGCGGGGCATTTCATAGTCATGTTGCAGCTGCGCGCGCTTAAACTAGTGTGGGGGCCTCGCCCGCTTCGCAGGTCGGCTCGGCTAACTTGTCTAGGTAGAGTTAAATCACTTGTTCTTTTTGGAAAGTCTCTCACTGGAAAAACAAGCTGGGCCAGATCGTTGGGCCAGCATATATTCTTTGGAGAGTTGTTCAGTGGGGGGATGGCTGAGATGATTACGCCCGACGTCAAGTATGCTGTTTTTGACGATATAAGGGGCGGGATTACTTTCTTCCATGGATGGAAGGCTTGGTTAGGTTGTCAGGCTGAATTTAACAATAAAGCCTTATACAGGGATCCTTCACCGATTAAGTGGGGTAGACCCTCTATTTGGTGTAGCAACAAGGATCCTAGGGAGGAGATGTGTTATTATGTTATGGGGGAACGTCACTTTCAAAAGGGGTATGGTCAGGAGGACATTGATTGGCTTGAAGCAAATTGTATTTTTGTGGAGATAAACTCCCCTATTTTTCGTGCCAGTAGTACGTCATAGTTGACGAAACTTGTAGCTGAGACGAGATATTGCTAATAGGTGCCCTGCAATTGAACAAGTCAAAAACATAGAGATTTCCAATTCCAGTTTTATTTTGCGTGGACATGAATGACGGAGTAACGCTAGTGCCATTCTCCTCGTCATCATACTGTATTGTTTTGTGAACCGGGACGTACGTTCTGATGATACGTGGACGAGGTGAGTCATTCGCGGTTGAGATGACGCGCGTTTTGTCGGAAATAAGAGTTACACGTTGATTGTCAACCTTGGCAAGCATGGGGTCAAGCCAATCGGTTGATTTGACGCCTTGGAACAATACCTCATTAATCTGATCCCAAAAGTCGGTGAAGGATCCAGATGAGTCACCTGTAAGATCGACGAAAGAGCGGTAAGTAGTCCCACCAGTAGAGAGTTGGGCTCCTATGTTCTGGAACATGACCGGAAGAGTGGTGTTCCAGTCACCCTTGTAAGAAATAACGATACGACGCCACCACCAGGCAGAAGCGTCGCTCGGAGTTATGCTGTAGGTTTCGGAGATGCCTTTGACCCACGTCCGTGTGGAGGTCCGTGCAGCAAGATAGGAGTAATTGTTCGGAACAAGGCCACGATAGCTGGGGATAAATGCGCAGAGATGAGTGTTTGTGTTTGCGGCATTTCCAGTGAGGGGAGAGATAACGAGAGGTATACCCTTGGTGCGGGTATTCTGAGGGCTTGGGTTCACGCCTGCAGCTGCAGCTGACAGCATGATATCACGCTTTTTGTTGCTCATGGTTGTGATCAACCTTTTTTTTGTCATTGGTCGGCGGGATGTTCTCTTTGTTGTCCTCCTGCGTACTCCAGTGGAGCGACGCCGGGTAGAACGGGTGGTCTTTCGACGAAACCGGGTATTTCTTCTCCGAAAGCGTGGCATCTTGGCGGGAAAGAGGGGGTGGTGGCTGACGCAGCTCTAGGCAGTAACAACACGGGTTGAGATTGATGTCACAAAGACAAGTGGTTCCACAGATAGCGGTGTGGAGGGGGTCCGAGCATCCGTACATTTTTGTTGAGGAAAATGTTGGGACAGGGTGAGGCAGCCTGCCTATATATACCCGTGTCCTGTGCCCTGTGTCCTGCT